ATTTGATACGCTCCTGTTTGAGGAGCTTTTCCAACGTAAGCCAATTGTTAATCTCCTTATTCAGTTGGGATCGGGTTTGCAGTCTTAACACTTGCTACATGGTCTTTCCATGTAGTAGTACCGTCGATTGAATCGTGGTACTGCATGTCTAGCTGTGAGCCCAGATCACCGTAGGCGTTTCTTCTTGTAGCTCTAACTGCATTTTGTCTCTCTTCGAGATCTGCAGCAGAATCTACAGCGTTCAGTTGCTCTGCAGTAGGTTGAGCTACACCTGACACATTCCATGCCTTGATGTAAGGTCCCTGACCGTTCGAGTCATCCTGAAGTAAAACGTCTACCATAAAGTCAACATTTGCTACGCCGTTGTCAGCGCAGTAAGTTTTGATTTTGCTTGATAGTGATGCCATTTTTGTTCTCCTTTGTTGTACTTATATTATGGTTTGGTTGGAAATACAACAGCATTCGCTTGTTCGACTGTCGTAATTCCATTAGTTATATCTCTCAATTCTTGTCTGTAAGTAGTCATATCTGCTGACATTGTATTGTCAGACAGTGCATGAAAGTCTGTATCTATTAATAATTGATTTCTTTTTGATCTTAAATCTGCCATAGCATTATCTAATTCTACTTCTGGTATTTTAGCTTCTATGTCAGCTTTAGGTATTGGTGTTGTTCCTCTTAACCAAGTTATTTGATTTATATCATCTGCTTCAACAGAGGCTTCTGCTTTAGGATTAATTTTTAATATTGCTTCTAATATCATCCTGCTATCTCCATTACTGTTATTGTTGAGGAACCTACGTTACCACCACTTTTACTACCATTAATAACACAAGTTACAGTTCCACCAATAGAGTTTTTAATTCCTATGTTATAGGTAGTTGCACTTGTTGTTGAAGGTGAATCCAAAAATTGTATAGGTAATGTGGCTCTACCATAAATAGAACTTTCATTTTGTCCAACAACTGTTCCTGACGAAAGATTTTCTCCACCAATATTTAAACCTGTTGTACCTCTTTGTATTCTAATTCCTCCTAATGAACCATAAGTATTATTATTTAATGTATAAACTACTGAAGCCACTATAAAAATTTTACTAGATGTAGCTGATGGTGTTATAGTTGCACTTAAACCAGAAATATTTGTAAAGTTATCAGAATCACTATTTATTGATTCTACAGCAGTTTTATTAGTTGAAACAACTTGCAAAACCTTACCAGTAGCAATAGCACCAGGTAGAGCTGTTACTGCTCCCAAAGATGCATTGGCCACGTTACCTTGAGGTATCGTACCTGTTAAAAAGTTTGCCGCGTCTATTTTACTTAATGCCATAATCTATACTCCTATTAATTTATATGCACCCCAAAAAATAAGATCGCTTTCTGAAGAAAAAGTTCTATCTGATCCATAGTCATGACCAACAAACCATTCAAAATAATCTGATGAACCATTTGCTTCTCCTACTCCACAAAAAGTTGAAACTGCATCTACTCCAGATGATGTTTGTGCTTGATTTCTTGTGATTTGTGTACTTCCATTTTTTCGAATTAAGTTATTTAAATAATCTCCATCTGCTAAACCTATTTTTGCAGTTCCATAAAATAAATATTTACCAGCTACATTTGGTGTAAATCTATAATTACTGGTATCATAACAAGAACCAATATCCCAAAATTCTGTATTTGCATTTATTTTTGTAGTTGTATTATTTGAAATAGTTTGGTTTGAACCATTGTATGCTTGAAAAGCTGGAGTGTTTTTAATTCCAGTTGCATTAGGGGTCACAACACCTGCACCATCAGACGTTAAAATGCTGTTACCGCCAAAGTCCTGTAGTTGATTTGCTTTTATAATTGATGCCATAATTTATCCTATTCTATAATTTTGTATCCTGAAAATATACTTGTTCCTAAAGTGCTTCCTGCACCACCAGCATTTTGATAAGCATAGACCTCAATGTAGTCTGATACTGCTAAATCAACTAATTTTGATATTTGTATTGATCCATAATGATCATGATAACCTTGGATGTTAGGATCAATGGCTGTTCCATTTTTATATAAATAAATTCTTTGTTCATTATAATCTGATGTATTTGCTGATTGCCAACTTGCATAAAAAAAATACTTACCAGCTTTTCCACTAGGAACTGTAAATTTGTCAGATGCAAATGCACCATCACTGTCAAAAGTCTCAGTGCCAAAAGATAATTTTGTTATCGTAGTATTTGCTAATGCTTGTGATGCACTATCCTCAACTAAAAAATTAGGTGTGTTAGCACCACCAAAACCTGTTTGAGTTCCGTTATTTGTAATTGTTACACCCGATGGAACTGTAAATGTATCCCCAGAACTACCCAAAGTTACTGTGCCGTTGTCAGCTATTGGTTCTATGTTTGTTGTTTTAATTGTTCCCATAATTTTAAGTAATTAATTTAAATCCACTAAATGATCCATAATTTGCTTCTGTATCATTAGAGCCACCTTCATTGTGATATAGGTATGCTTCTACATAGTCATTTGTAGATAAATTTAATATCCAACTGTTACTTGTATAATAAGCATGACCTCCAGATGCTTGAAAATTATCTCCACCTCTTATGTAATTTGATCCATTTAAATATATAAAAGCATGACCATATTCTTGATCTTCAAATCCATTTAATCTAAACGCAAAATTAAAAAAATATAATCCAGCAGAAGGTGCTACAAATTTAGAATTTGTTGCATCATAAGCAGAACCATTATCAACTTGTTCACTTGTATAAGTTAATTTAGTGCTAGAATTATTTGGAATACTTTGATTTCCAGAAGGAAAAGCTAAAAAAGATGGAGTGTTAGTTCCACCAAAACCTGTCTGCGTTCCATTATTAGTAATCGTTGCGCCACTTGGAATAGTAATAGTATCTCCTGAACTACCTATCTCTAAACTAGTTCCTGATTGTGGGTCTATTTTATCTACAAATAATGTTGCCATATTATACTACCGTTAATGTCCCGTTTACTGTGACTGTTGATGTAAATGATACTGGACCACATAACATCATGTTGTCCGTTGCAGCAACTGTTATTGATTCTGAAACTGTTGCTAAATTTTTATATCCACCGTTGATTGCAGAAATCATTCCTGCTTGAATGCTATTGGCTCCTGGTTCAATGTTACCTAAAGACTTACCTTGGAACACTACATAGATATTTCCAGTACCTGTTGGAGGTGCCGCTGTAAAAGCTAAAGTTGTACCACCTGATATTGAGTAAGCTGAAAATGGATCTTGTCTAACATTTCCAACATAAACTTCTACTTCTGCTGTGTTGGCTACAGTTTGTGAAAGTGTAAAGTTTGTTTCTGAATTATCACCGTTGAACTGTTGAGAGTTCATGGTATTTAAATTTTGTTTTGGTGCGTTTCCTAAATACGACATGATTCTCCCTATGTACTGATTGCGTCAACTGCACCTACCACTGTATCTAGAGAACTAGCTGTATCTGATTGAACGTACAGTTGGTCTCCAGAAGCAAGTACAATTTTACTTCCTCCGTCAATAAGCTCTAGTGAGCCGCCACTGACAATCGGCGCATTTTTGATTAAATAATAATTTGCTGATGATCTTCTAAGATAAACATCAACAGCTATAGTTGATGTAGTTACATTAGCCATTCTAATACTAATTAAAGTATCAAAACTATCTGCAGCTCCACCTAAAGCATCTACTGCTGATGTACCTGTGTTTCTTGTTAAATAATTTCTAAAGTTTTGTGCCATAATTTATTCCTTATACTATAACGCGATTGCCATTGCAACGGCAAAACCCGCTGAAGCTCCTGCTGATCCACTAGACGCTGCTGTTACTCTTCCTTTTGCATCTACTGTAATTGATGAATTTGTATAACTAGCTGCTGATACTCCAGAGTTAGCTAGCGTTAATGCTCCGCCAGATGCAATTGTTGCATCACCTGACATTGCAGATTCTTCATAACTTGTGCCATCTCCTATTAATATTTTACCGGATGTTACATCAGGCATTATTAGTTTAGATCCTACAGTTAAATTTCCATTTGCATAATTAGATATAGTGTTTGCAAAGTTACCCATGTAAGAGTGACTTGAACATTGGTAGTAAACAATATTTGGTGTGTTAGCATCTACTGCTATTTGTGTATATGCACCAGACGATCCAGCTGTACCATTAGTAGTTACACCTGTTGTGTACGCTGTAGATTTATCTGCCTCTAAATAAAATCTTAAAGGATGTCCTGAGTTAGTAGAATCAGCTTGATCAAATCTATAGTAATATTTGTAAGATGAATCTGCACCTGAAAATGTAATTGCTGGTGATTCTAGTCCATCAAAAAAATATGCACTAGAAGATCCTTGACCTGAGTATGGATGAGCTGTTGTTTTAGTACCAACTTTAACTGTAATTATTTTTGGCGCTGATGAAGAACCATATTCTTCTGGTTTAGGTAAACTAATCTTTGCACCAGGCACTGTACAGAATACTTCTGTTGCACCTGCAAAGTTTACGGCAGCATCACTATTAGAACTGGAGATAATATTAGTTCTAGCAAGTGTACTTGCTCCGCCATTTAAAGTTCCAAAACCAACTTCAAAGTTATTTGTTCCTGTTTCAAAGATACAGTAATAAGTAGTGTTGCCTCCACCGATACCAGCAGAAAAAGTTTCAAAACCTGAAACTGCTCCACCTAGTGTAAACGTTCCTGTTCCAGTAGTTGCACTGGATTCTTTTACCCTATCATTTAATTTAAACGCCATTTAAAATCCTACGATGTTAAACTGATAATTGCATTACTAGCAGTAGAAGGATCAGGAAACGAAATAGTGAAGTCACCATTCGTTGCTGTTTTACTTCCACCGAAATCTAAAACTACACACAACTTATCTCCTTGGTCGTCATTATATATCGCTGCAAAAGCTGCAGTGAAAGTTGCGCTTGACCACGTTACATCTGCAAAGTCTACAGATGTAGTAGCAGTTGTAGCTACAACAGCTTGACTACCAAGATCTTTTCTAACATAGTTTGAACTACCTGCAGAAGAAACTTCATTAGTAGTTAAAGCAACTGTGCTAGATGTTGAGTAAGGATTAGATGTGTATAATGCTATTTTAAAAGTATCTCCGCCATTCGCAAAGTTATGCGTTCCTGACATCAATTCACCTTTAAAAGAAAACGGTACTACGTTTGCCATATTTTATCTCCTTAGTATTATGATGGTGATTCAGATTTTAAAGGAGTACGAATAGCACCATCTTGCCATTCGTCTCTACGTCTTCGACCTTGTTGTTCGATCGCATACGATTGTAAAGCTTTTTCATATGCTTGTGAATAGTATTGTAGCATATCTACAGGACCTTTCAAGTACCCATATGCTTCTACCAGACAAGCGTATAAAAGTAAATCCTGATATTTATTACTTGTGTAAGTTCCATTAGTAGCTGCTGGAGCTGCTGTAGGCTGTGTAGTATTAGTAATACTAATAGGTTGTTTAGTATAAGCTAAAGTAATTTCAAAAGTAGCATTAGGTGTAGGTGCAACTACCCAAAAATCAGCGTCCCAATTACCATAATACTTTGGAAGTCCTGAAGAAGTTCCCGGAGTATTATAATATTCAGCCATAAAACTAGTGTCTCTTTTATCTAAAAATACTTGATTTCCAGAACTATCTTTTAATTGAACATATCTAATAAATCTTAAATCAGACGGAATTGTTACATACCTATTTCCAGAAACTAAGTTAGATGTAGCATAAAATCTATTGTCATCAGAATCTGCATCTCTATATATTTTATTTTCTGCATTTTTAATTACAGTTGTTAGAATAGTATTAGATAAAACAGAGTCATCTACTTCTGTATAATTTCTGATATCATCTTGTAAATTTGCTAATGTATATGCCATTATGGTGTTAGAGTAACTGGTCCTGCAGTTACAAACATTCCTCCTGATTTTTCTGTTACAGTTGCATTGCTTCCACAATCAAAGCTATAACTATTTGTATCAATAACTGTTATAC